ATAATAATAATTATGCGATATAATCTATGTGTACTTTAAATGTGGACATGCTAACATAAAGTAACTCATCTCTTTGGTTTCTTCGAACCCAACAGTAATTACCTGATTAAGTTTGTTATCATCATCTAAAATGACTTTTCTTCCTAAAAAGTATCTCTTTTTAAGATTACCTTTGATCCATTTATTTACACTTTCTTCTATATTGTATTTTTGCGGTAAATTTACGTAATCGAAATAAGCAATTGGTGTTTTCACCCGTCTTATATCAAATACATCATATGGATTAGGTTGTTTATTTTTTATCATGCAGCTTCATCATAATGAGTAGTTACACCAAATGGTGCTTGTAAGTTTTTATCTCTATTACTATGAATTATAAAAACTGTATCGCAGTAATCTTCATCGCCCCATGAGTCCCATGCATAGCCATCTGTAAACATAAGGAACTTCTTAGGTACAATATTATGTTCTTTCATGTATGTCCAATTAACCATAAAGTCTGTACCGCCGCCACCTTGTACTTCATAGTCTTCTAAGCTTTCGCCACCGTCTGCACTAAAGTCAGCTTCATTGTAAACTTCTGTATCAAAACACCATAATTTTATATTGTAGTCTCTGTACTCGTCCATAATACCTTTTACTTCACTAAGGAAGTCAGTAGCTTGATCATTACCTATTGAACCAGACATATCAATACAGATGCACAAGTCGATAGTTTCTTGAAAGTTCATACCAGGAAGTATAGCACCAGTATGCCAACCTTTTCTGCCTGGACGACTAAAGGTGTAGTCGTCACGTATAGTAGACTGTATTTGCTGACGTAGTATTTCACGCCAGTTCATTTTAGGCTCAGTAAGCTCTTTTATCATACGTTCAACACCTGCAGGAACATTACCAGCACCTGCACTCTGTGCCGCAGAAATCATATTCTCCTTGATCTCATCACGTATCTTTCTAAGTTCTTCATCACTGTAAACTGGACGACCTTTACCTTTCTTTTGGCCACCATCTCCATTTGCATTTGCGCCTTGGCCTTGCTCTTCTTCAGCTGGATCTTTACCCCAATCCACATGCTCATCAAGCAGTTCACCAAGTTGTCGTAATTCTTCTTCATCAAATTTTTGTTGGATATCATCATATACTTCTTCAGAAGTCCAATCTTCGTATTTGAAGTCTTGGTAGCAATCAATAATTTTTGGCTTCTCACCAATACGATCGCGTACTAGTATATTGTTCACAATATAATCACATGCAATATTGTAAATTAGTGCATCTCTATCTTCACGCCTAATAAGGTGATCAAACACACAATGTAATATTTCGTGTGCAATTACAAATTCAATCTCACGATTGTTAAGTGCATTAAAAAATTGAGTATTGAAATATAAGTTTCTGCCATCTACTGCCGCAGTAGGGCACCAGTCATCTGCACATTGTATTCTAAGGCGTGTAGCCATATTACCAAAAAATGGATGTCTAAGTAGCAATCCTACACGAGCAATAATAATGCGATCTTGTACATCTTCTCGCATCACTTTTAATTCTTCTTCAGTTAGATCTGGGTTAGGTTTCCAATTCTTTTTGCCTATTTGCTCTCTGACACCATTTAACACTCTGCCCATATCAACGTTTTTACCAATTGTTGGAATAGGTGCATTTGAGTTTGGATCTTCATTTAATGCATGATTTGTTATATGCTCAATCATTGCATTTTCTTCTTGAATTTGTTTTTGTGTCAGTGCCATTGTGCCTATACCCTCTTTTCTAACTTTATATACATATTATAACATATTTAACAGTATTGTCAACCGAAAAGTATGGAGGGGGGTTTTATCCCCCTCCATAATAACATCAAACGCCTTGAGCAGCCTTGATGTATTTGCCATAACGCTCGTGGAATTCGTCAAAACATTCAACGGCGTCTGGATCAATGGGCAACGAATACTGTGTGAGTGCAAGCTTTATGCCCATAACCACAAGTTCAGTATCAAAGTTATCCATTGCAAATCGCAGGAAGTTGTTGACTTTATCATCAAACTTCTTGTCACCCTTGTCACAAGCTTCTTTAAGCTCGTAGCATAATGACACAGTGAGGGAATACATAGCACTGATTTCTTTACTGGTCATATCAGTGACTTTTCCTGCGAGTATCTCAGTTGGATTAGGCATTTGACTAGCTACCTTACGGTGTGCCATAAATTTAACTGCTAGTCCTTCTCCAACTGCACCACTAGTCAAATCTGTCATAGTGGCTTCGTCAAGATCGTCATCCAATAACTCTGAAATAAACGACCACGAACGAGGTGTTGCAAATGAACGACTTGGACTTTTTGGATCAAAGTCATACAAGTCTTTCTTTGCAAATGTCAAGTAGCCAACAACATCTGGATGTTGGTTGTTATCTGCTGCCCATTGAAACCAATCGTCCCAACCAACTGTAAGTTCAATATGGATAAACCTATTAGCCAACGGAGCAGGCATCCTATATGTAACACCCTTGTCAGCTTCTCTGTTACCAGCGGCAATAATTAAGACGTTGTCTGGAAGTTTGTATTGTCCAATACGTCTGTTAAGGATAAGCTGATAAGCCGCCGCTTGCACACTAGGTGCAGCCGAATTCATCTCATCTAAAAATAGCACAACATAATCAAATTGTGCTGCAAATTCTTCACTTGGAAGTTCTGCAGGAGGTGCCCATACCATTGTACCTGCATTACTATCAAAATACGGAATACCTTTAATGTCTGTAGGCTCCCATAGTGACAGTCTAATGTCAATCAAATGACTATTACCTAAGTCATTTGTAATTTGTCCAACAATGTCAGACTTACCAATGCCTGGAGGTCCCCATAAGAAGATCGGACGCTTTTTAGTCATTGCGTGTCGAATACTCTTCTTGGCTTTGTTTGGTGTTACGGTTCTAAGTGCAGTTGCTTCCATCTTGTATTTCCCTCTTATCTAGTTACTAAGTAAGTTATCAGTGCTAATTTCTAACTTTATATATACAGTATAGCATCATTATAGTAGATGTCAACCGAAAAATACAATTTTTTTGGAAAAATTAATGGATTTTTATATTAAAACTTAAACTTATTCTCTCGCTATCAGTTCTATTTTCGGCAGTTCCATGCAAAAGAAAACTAGGCCAAAGAAATAACAGCCCTTCTTCTGGTTGTACTTCCAAGCCACCTTCTTGTCCACCGATTACATAGTTTCTTGCAAGTAAAAAATGAATAGGGCTATTAAAATGTAAATTACCATCTTCACCATTTGTTTGAAGATAATAAACCCCTGATACATCTGAAGGTCCATGATCATGTAAGTGTGCATGTTCATGTTTTACAGTTTTAGTAAACCAAGATGATGTTATTGTATAATCAGGCAATGGATTTGTTTCTAAGTAATGCCTTAAACAAAAATCTAAGTGCTTCATAAATCTTATGCAATTATATTTTTTTATTACACAATCACCAAATGCATTATCACTTAATTTATGTGTGCCTTTATTCCAACCAGGAATATGATCAAAAGAACTTTGATTACATGCATTCCATAATTCATCTTGCAATGCTTCTAATCCTGGACCTTCAACTTTTCTTCTGAAAAAAGGCAACGGAAAATGATATTCTATAGACATTAAATAACCTCTAAGCTAGGTAGTTGCCCTGTGATTTGTAATGTAAAACGATCACTAAGACCTAAATTTGCCGCAGAATGACTACAAAATGCATCAAATAAAACAAATTCACCTTTTTTGTAATTTACGATAGCTCTATCTTCTATATCAAAGTAGTGTCCAGGCTCCCAATCTTGTAAGACTATAACTGCCCGCCAAACTTTTGATTTATCTACATTAAATAATGATTGATACATATTAAAATGATCTTTGTGTCTAGGCATTATATCGTTTGTAGACATCTTGTAAAAAGTAAATCCACAGTTTTGTAATCCAATCTTACTTGCTATTTTATCTAGCCACGGCAGACTGTCTTTGACTATATGCATTTCACCAGTGAAACTGTCGTGTGTATAACCTTGACGTTTCCATTCAGTTAAATCATCTGGATATGGGGGTTGTTTAGTATATCTTAATTTTTTATAGCCAGTGTCCTCTGGTAGCTCTACTTGTCCTTGAAACCACATTATTTACCTTTCTCTGTTCTTGACATTGCTTTTGTTAAACCATATTTTCGTAAATCGCCTGAAAAAAGAGTAAGTTCTACTGCTTTCTTTTCGTTCGTAACAATTATTGATCTAGGAGTTATATAGTACGGGCAGTCTATAAATTTATCTAAGAAGATAATCACTTGTGTAGTAAGTGGCATATCTTTTGGATAAGGTACATCGTACGTTGCTAAATCTATTTGACTTATAACTTCATATCCTAAATCAGTTAATCTAAGTCCGCTTGCTCCTTTGTTTCTTGTATTCTTCCACCATAACGGCAAATATTCTTTTACTGATACTTCATTTGCACTTTTACCTTGTTCTTTTAAAAAGACTTTGGTATATGCTTCTTTCCAGTTCATTCTTCAGTTACTACTTCACCATCAGTGAGTTTGTATACTTCAAAATCTTCACTTGAAAACATATCATTAAGTTTTTTAGCTAGATTATGTGCGTGTCCTGGATTAGAAAAAGAAACTTTTTTATACTTAGGACCGGGGTAGTTAGTTAGCATGTTTGCACTTTTTAAGTTGAAAGGTTTATGTTGATAAAATACTGCCCATATAGCTTCTGCTTCTAATACTTGATCTGATTTATAGTTGTCATTATTAATATGTTCTAGTATTACATTTGGTTTAGGTCTGCTCATATGCGTTGTTCCTCTTATTAACTACGCATATATTTATCTCTTTTAGGTTAAGTACGCATTTATTTCCAGCCAGAACCGCCATCTAAATTTATCTCTATTTCTTCGTCGTTTTTATTTTGTGCTAGTATTTTCTCAAGATCACCTTCTAATCTGCTCATTACTATTCCTAAAGTAAATGCAAGATTCTTTGCAGTGTTTATATCAATCTTTATTTCTCTTGCTTGACTAGCTTCGGCACTTTTTACTTGTTGTATAAATGCTTGTATAGGTATAGTGTTTAGTGGATCAGCGGTTGGCAATTGATAACTCCTGTCTCATTTCAACATCAGTTTTAAACGGTCCTTTAAATTCATATCTTTCAACTGTTACTAATTTAGGGCAAAAGCTTTTTACCCATCCTTTATCAAAATGGATAATGTAGTAACCAGCACAGTACAAACTATTAGACTTAGATGATTTTGTAAATAAAGGTAATTTTCTTTGAACATCATACATTGTGTTGTGAGGTTCTACACTTGTTGGGAAACCATGAACAATTTTTTCAATACTAGTAATCTTTTTTGGAACTTCATCGTCCCATAGTATTGTACCTAATTTTTTTGATATTTGTTTTTGATTATCAAAAAAACAAGTTTCGTTATTGCATGAATAAAGATACCTGTCATCACTGTAACTTAATGTGCCAACTTTTTTTCCGTTGTCCTCTACAATCCAAAATTTATTTTTTAAAACAGTATTTGCTTTTATTGTCATGTAGGATACCTCGCTTGTAATGGAGTTGCATAAAGTTGTGCTTGATCTGCAATTCTTTGCATATCCCATTTTGCACAAAATTTTATCAGACGCATACCTACTTGACTTATATCTTTAGGTGACATATTTTCTTCAATTGTATCTTTTATAATTTGCTTAATATCACTTGGCTGTGCAGATAGATCACACAAAGTAACATTTCGATTGTAATCATCTAAAACACGATGTTCTACACCTTCATGATCTACCCAGCGTTGTAACATCATATTGTTCCAGTTGAAGCCTTTTGTATCTTTATCTGCAAATGCTTCAATAAGTCCAACTTTGTTCTTAGTGCCTTTTTTGCGTACACCTGGATATGCACTAAAAACATTATCACTAGTATCGCCACGCATACATTTTTCAAACAACATAAATTGCGGCTCAGGTGCTGGTTTAGGCTCGCCTGTTTTTTTATCAACAACTGGCTTTCCTTTGTCTGTAAAGTATCCTTCATGTGTAATAGTTGTGTTACTGACACCATTGTACTGCTTCACATTTGATGCAATTAGTTGTGCAAAGTCGCCATCAGTAGAAATAACTACATGATCATCATTAGGATGAGCTTGTATCCAACCTGCAATAAGATCATCTGCTTCAAGTTGCGGATGTTGCATTACTGTACAGTTTGTCTTATCTGTAACAAAGTTTTTAAATTCATCAAATATTTCCCAAAACACTTTATCTTCTTCTGCTTCACGTGGAGTAAGTGCGTCACGAGCATCTTGTCTATTTCGCTTGTAAGGCTCATAATAATCCTTGCGCCAACTACGACCTTCTAAGCAAAAAACAACATGATCTGCGTGAAAGTCTTGCCATGCTTTTTTTACACTGTTTAGTGTAATATGTAGTGCCATACCTACTTTAGTATCTACATCGCCACGTACAACGTGACGAGCACGGAAAAATGTGTTAGCAGTATCTACTAGTACATAAGTTGCCATTATAATACCTTGTATATTGTTAGTTTAATTATATTATATAACCTATCATTCATTTTGTCAAGAATTATTTGTGGCATTTGCCAGTTTTATTTAAAATATCTATATTACAAAATTCTCTTAGTTCTTGATTAAATCCGTCTGGCGGTTCATGATAAGGGGGCATCAATATATAGGTATCAAATGCAAGGCTTACTCTAGGAAATAATCCATCGTAAATAGGAACACCATGTTTAAGAAATGAAGGAAAAATAGTTAGCCCACCTTTTTTATTTTCAATATTTTCTGTCATGCCCTGATGCTCATAATATGTATGAGAACCGTGAGAGTCTAAATGCATATTTCCGCTTAAATAACCCATTTCGGCTGAACAATGCCTATGGAGATTTATTTTATCTCCAGATGTCATTATGTTATACCAGCTGGTATATAGTAAATCAAAAGGAACAGTTTGATCAGCATATATAAAATCAAGGTAAGATTGTCTAATGAAGTTATACATTTCTTTAATTTCTGGACACTCATCAGCCCAATCTTCAATGTGATATCTACCAAATCTAGTAGTTGTTTTGGTATCATCTAGTCCTGTTTGTCCGTCTGCCATATAAGGTAAACTTAAAACATATTCTTCTTTAGATAATAAAAATTCTCGAATTGTATCTATTTTATTTGATTCAGACCATTGGGTGATTCCTACATTGAAATCCCATTTTGGTGCATAAGGTGATACAGAATGTTGGGATTTGAATCTAATAATTTGCACTAAGACACCTCAGACTTTCCTTTGTCTAAGGGTACTACATTAATATAGCCCATATCTCTGTCTGTAGATTGTCCTTCTTCTTGTAACATTTGGACAACAATACTTCTAAACCAAGCATCAACAATAGCTTCATTTGTTTCACCTTGATATCCTGCATCTAGTAGTTCTTCTATAAATTGGTTATTCCAATCTAGTTCGAAGAATCCGTTTTTAATATTGTCTGGATTTACTTGTGTATCAAGAACTGCTACCCACGCCTTACCAGCGGCAGTGTGTTGTTGTTTTTCTTTTTCAAGAACTGCTCTTCTTTCTTCTTCTGAAGAAACTGGTACAACTTCAGGTTCAGGTTTCTTTCCTTTTAATGTGTTGTTTACAAAATCTGCAAACCAAGATGTTTCTTTCTTTGTCATACAGTTATCTCCTCCTTCCTTACTTTTGATGCCCACCATTTGTCAAGTATAAAATACCAAACTGAATTGGCAATCGGTTCAACAATAGCGTCTGTAGCCGCTACTGATAAAGGTACGTCTGCAATTAACATCAAGCAAGTAATTGCAATTATAAAATGTCCTATGGTGTATATTACTGTTCTTGCTAAAGAACCTTTGCTTTCTCTAATTACATTCCATATTCCTACTGTTAGTTCTGTCATACTAACCCCTTTCTTCTAAGCTTTTCGATATCAATAGGCGCCTTCATAGCCTTATCGAGTTGCTCTTTGCCTTTGTCTTTTTCTTTCATTTTATCAAGTACCCCATGCATTTCCGAATAAGGATATGTGAAGTCTTGGCGTAAATCTCCATCCTCTTTCCATACACGCCTCCGCAACCTCTTGAACATTGAGGTTATACTCTTCGGAACGTCCGCCAAGCGGCATAAGATATACCGGACACTCGACCCCGGCGCTACGATACTCTTCGACAGCTCTAGTAACTTCGTCAAAGTCATCTTGAGTAGCAACCACAAACTTAAGATAAAGATCACTACCATCCACCCCATAATACTGACTAGCAACATCAGGCATAATAGCAGTATGCCAAGGTTCTCCGCTAACCGATAGTTTTGGGGAACAACTCCAAGTGATTTCAAATCTGTCTTGATTGCTGAGATAGTCGCTAAAATCATCTCGTAGCTTTTGTGTAGTATTTGTTTCAAATGTAACATTTTTCAAATCTCGCATGCGTGGATGATCAAATAGCTCAATGTAAAGCCGTTGCCACGCTAACAACGGTTCACCGCCAGTCATAATTAAATGTATATCCTGTCCATTATCTTGTGTCCATTTGCCTTCAGGTGTAAGTGAAAGTAAATGTTCTACAACATCATCGACTTCTGCTTGTTTGTTAAAATGTTTAAATTCAGGATAGATGCTTGCATAAGTATCGCAACCTGTATGTATAATAGGCAAATCGTTAAATTCTACAGTTGTTTTATGTACTCCCTTTGCAATTAGATCAGCAACTTCGGCATTGTGTTTTTTGCCCGCTTTGTGTTGCTCCCATCTATCTCTTTTTTCATCTGTACCAAAATTCATACAACGAAAGTTACAACCAAATGTACGTAAAAAAACACTTGGCACTCCAACAAATTTACCTTCACCTTGTACAGAATAAAAGGCTTCAGAGTACCTAAGTTTATTTCCCACAAGCAAACTCCTGCTGAAGTTTAACATTGTCTATAAACTCTTTTTTAGTTGCAGGATCATTTTTAAATGCACCACGCAACACTGTAGTCTGTGTCAAACTACTATGAGCTCTAATACCTCTGTTTTCGCAACAACCATGTGTAGCTTGAACATAAACTCCTACATGTTCGCTACCAGTTTCTTTTTGTATTGCATTTGCAATCATAACATTAAGTTCTTCTTGCAATGTTCCTCGCATAGCACACC